CGCACATGGCAGCGAGGTTACCTTGAGGAGTAGTGGCATCAGTGGAAGAAGTTTGAGCAATGGGAGAAATAGTAACAGGGGAAGAACCACCACCGAGATACTCAGGACGTTGAAGACGAGCATCAGGAGACTGAACACCGAAGTGGGCACGAATAATTTCAGTATAACGAGTACCACCACGAGCATCACGCTCATAGAGTTTTTGTAACTGAAAAGCTTGACGAAGTTGATTAATAGTAGCAGCAGTGGCAGAAGAAAGATCAGCTACGAGATAACCGTTACCGGAATCAGTTGCATTTGGGTAGAGGTAACCAGCACCACTGTTAGTACGAAGAGCATGAAGATCACCAGCACCATCGAAGATATTAACACGATTCGTAGTACCATCACCACCTCCGAAATCCATAGAACGTCCAACAATATTAGCGTCAGTGCCTAAAGGGATTTGGACAGCATCACCTTTTTGAGGAAAAGGAAGACAAGAAGTAAAGTAATCATGCCGTTTACCACGACGACGAAGACCATAATAATCAATGGAATCAGGACCATCATCTTTATCAACAGGAGCAGAATCTTGAAGGTTTTGATCACGAAACCACTCATTCCAAATTAAATTATAAGCACGATGCCAGAGAGAGGAATGAGACAAACCAGCAACACCAGTAGGAAGACCAAGATAATCAGAAAGAGTAGAAACAGCGTAACCGCCAACAGGAGAAACCATTTGAGGAACAAGAAAGTCAGTAGAATCTCCAGGATCAGTTTGTTCACCATTAAATTTTTGGAAATTATTCCAAAGAAGGCGAACAGGGACAGCGAAGAAGAAAGTGTCAAAGAACATATTGTCCATAATAGGAGCAATGGGAGTAGCAAGACGAGCAAACGAAGTAAGACGGCAATTAAAAGTATCTCCAGGAAGAGCCTCGTCACAGAAGATAGGGATAAGAAGACCAGCATCAAAAGTAGTTTTAAGACCATGGGAACGATTAAACGAAGAACGCGGAATATCCGCTTGAGGAACTTGAGAGAAGTTGTGAGACATAATCGATTTCATAATTTTTACTCCTTAGAAATAATAGGGGAATCAATTTTTTGATATTCAATAGCAGTACCGAGAGAGATTTTAGCAGGATACATAGTAACAACACCAGAACAGTCATCATACTCACCAATCTCAAAGAAAGTATAATCAGCAGGAGAATGAGCAATTTTTTGAGATTTGTCATTAGCCAATAGTGAATACTCACGAAGGGCTTCGCCACGAGCACGAAAGAAGTGAGGCATAAGATAAGCTTCAGTTTTTGAGTCATAGACAACATACATTTTAAGATTCATAACAATTCTCCTTTAAGAATTTTAACCTACGTTCATCGTAGGTTTTAGTTTGTAGATTTTTTTCATTACACGAATTTTCAAAAGATTCATAGGATCGAGTAATTTTTTCATGTTTGAGAAGTTGAATTTCATAACGAACATTAAGACGAGCACGGGAATTATCAGGATGATTCATATTAAGCAAAGCCTCAGATTCACGAGCAATTTTTAAACGGTCATAAATATCAGGATATTCCTCAGCAATTTTTTTTAAATAAGAACGAGGAATAGGAACTTTTTTACCATCAATAACACAATAACCAGTAGAAGTAAGATCAGAAGAATATTTTTTTAACCAATCATGTCCAATAGCAGGGCGACGGGAAGAGGTAGAGAACTCCTCTAATCGTCCATTGTAAGCCGAACGACAAGTTTTATCTTTGATTTTTTTTGTAACATAGCGAGCAACATAAGCAGCCGAATCAAAGGTAACATCACCAATAACGCAATAACCTTGATTTTGCCAGAGTGTTTGAAGTAGCGAGGAAGTATAAAGTTTATGTCCATCAGGGGTTGTTTTCCAAAGTATTTTATCGGGAAAGTCAAACCCAAAGAGACAGCAATGATAATGAGGACGAGAATATCTATCACCATATTCACCACACATGAGATAAGAGATTTTACCATATTTCCTCTTAGGAAACATCTTGCGAAGACGTTTCATAAAATTTCGAAAATCAGATTTGTCAAGAGAAGCGTTAGGCGAAAGATTGGAGTCATTAAAGGTAAGAGTAAGGAAGCAATTATTTTTATGAAGTTGAGCTTCATGAATACAACGAACAGCCCAAGAGCGAGAACGATCAAGAAGACAGCCAATGCAAGAACCACAAGGCAAAGCAAGTGGATGTAAGATATTTTGCGCATTAGCGCAAAAAGTGATAGAGTTTGAACGAGTTTCTTGGTCATACACCAAGAAAGCTTTAAGAGGGGTGTAACAAGTCACGTTATGCCCTTTTTTTTTCAATTAGAGACGAATACCACCACGCATAGGATTGGTTTTGAAATTTTTAGGAGACACCCTACGAGCGTTTTTAGAGAACATTTTTTTAGATTTTTTCATAGGAATTTTAGAACGTCTTTTCATATAGATACCTCATAGATTTATTTTAGATTTATTTTAAAAGAAGGTAAAGGAAAAAGACGAGAGACAGGATAACGACAATAAATTTTACAGAATATAAGACATACGAAAAATCAAATAGATACAATTTAAAATGTAATATAACGCAAAGCGAGGTGTCATAGGGCATATATATAACGAGAGGAGTATATGCCCACTACCGCGCTCCGCTTGGTTGGGCCCGAAAAGATTACTTTTCTAGGCCCTTAATAATAAGAAAGCCGCCCGAAGGCGGCTTATAGGAGAAGGGAAAAGGTCCGAAGACTTTATCCTTGCAATTTAGTAATGCAGTATTTCTCAATCTCCATTAAGAATTCGAGAGCTTTATTGTCCCAAGTATTATCAGTTCTATTAACATACTCAGTAGCCATAGGAACAACAGCATGTTCAAAGATGGCTTTAACAACGACTAGGGCAATTTTTTTTTGAAGAGCGTTCATGGTTTCACCTCAGGTTTTTTTTCCACAATTGGAATAGAACTAGGCTCATCGATTTTTAATTTTTTGTCAACAGCAAGACCAAGAGAGATCATTTCAGCCTTATTTTTTTCATCAGAACAAAAGGCTAAGAATTTAGAAGGATCGTTATTAAAACGATCACGAACATTAGCATCAAGAGCATTAAACTGCTCTTGCGCAAGAAGAACAACATTACAAGCATCTTGGTAAGATTGAACGGTAGCAAAGTCACCGTAACGAGGATTAGATTTTATCATTTGAGGTAAGACACCAGTGCGAGCATAACGATTGAGGATATTGTTAATGTCGCATTCATCTTTAAAAGATTGATGAGTACGAGAATCACCATCACAACAGAAAGGCTCAGAAGCATGACGATTGTAAAGAGAACTAAATTTTTTTTCATTCATGTAACCTCCTTAAGGTTTAGAAAAATTAATAGTTGGTTTAGGGATAAGAGAAGTGGCATTGTTTAGGATACCAGTACCTTTAAGAACACGATTGAGAATAGCATCAGGAACAGCCATTTCAGTATCAATTTTGGATTGTTTTTCAATAAGAGGACGTTGAGACTGAAGAATAGAAGTTTCGATACCAGACTTTTTAGTATCTTGAACAGTTTTAACAGCAGTAGCACGACTAGCAGCAGCAGAAGCAACATTAAGGTCTTGCTGGGTTTGTTGGGTAGCAATTTGAGCATTAATTAAATCAACACCAGCATTAGTTTGTTGCTGCTCACGCTTAAACCGAAGAGCATCCATAGCGGCAGAAGTATTTTTTTCAAGACCACCATAGACATTTTCCATTTGAGCAGAAGCACCTGCGGGAGTAGAGGCACCACCTTGAGAATAAGCCAACATAGGATTAAGACCAGCAGCTTTCATATCAGCCATAGCGCGTTGATAAGCAGAACCAGACATAGAAGCTTGAAAAGCCATTTGTTGAGCAGCAATCTCACGATTAGCTTTATTAGCCTCAGAAGCGCCAATAGCAGAAGAAACACCGGAACCCATAGTAGCACCAGCAGCAGCACCAGGAGTACCACCTAAGACGAAACCTGCGCCAGCCCCCGCAATGGGGGCAGCAGCAGCAATAAAAGATCCTAAAGACATATAGACTCCTTAGAAGTGATCAATTAACCCAGGAACACCATAAACAGGCATAGGACGAGCACATTTAAGATCAAAGTAAGTATCAAGTAAGAAGTGAGGCTCATCAGGGGTAGCAACAACACGATCTACAGGAGGATTATCCTGAATAAAGGAGTCATTAAGAACAGGAAGAGCGCCAAATTCTTGGCTAAGATGCCAAACATCAAGAGAGTCAGCAGCAGTAGAACGAAATTTACCAGTAATCTGAGAAGGTTTGTAACGATATTCAGCATAACGTTCTTGATAACCAAAGACGTTATTATCAACAGAAGTACCTTGAGCATAAATTTCTTTATTCAACACAGCTTGCTCACCAATATGAGATAACGCAGGCCAATAATAATCCCAACGAGTACGACGCGAGAACATACGATTAAGACCTTGTTGGTAAGTAAGATCGGCACGAACAGAACAAAGACCAAGAATAACACAATGCTCAGTAAATGATTTAGTAAAACCAGAACCATGTTGATGAACAACGCCCATGGCAGCGAGGTTACCTTGAGGAGTAGTGGCATCAGTGGAAGAAGTTTGAGCAATAGGAGAAATAGTAACAGGGGAAGAACCACCACCGAGATAC